AATTGGGCGGGTGCTGTTGCGTAAGGGTCAATGAACAGCGTGCTTGAAGTAGTGGTTGAGGGTTCTATTAGGAACGGCGCAACATCCAACATGACCCTAGATGGGCTGGATTGGGCATTTTGCGGGCCTATGAGAGCCGTAAACCCCATTAGGGCAGAAATCAACCCTGCAAGTAATTTAGGTGCTGTAAAGGTCATAAATAAGATTCCTTTCATCGGGTGAATTCCACCCTAAAGCACAGGTAATGCTATTGCAAGGATTTGGCGTTTTTCCATGCCCTGACTGCATCAGGGGTTTTATCGCCTACAAAATAGTTGATATGCCACGGTTCAGAATCCAGTTCCCAACTGAAACCGTACTCCAGGCAATGTGCTTTCATAAATTCAAATCGTTCGCCTGATGCTGTGTGCACATCTACTGAAATGCCCCAATTGTGATGCGATTTCCCTGGTTGTGCAATTGGTGCGTTGCCTGGTTTTAGATACCAATTTTTACCGTTGAACAGTCTTGGTTTTACGCCTTCAATTGGAACTGTTGTCATGCGTGCGTTCCATGCTTGCAGTTGCAAGGTAATTGACCTGTAAGTGTCGTTTTGTGAAGTCGGTTTGAAAACTGTTATGCCTTCTTTGTGTGCGCGTTCTTTTAACGCACCCCACGCATCGGCGGCTGGGAACAGTAGTTTCCCATAGGGTTTTACATCTACCAGCATGTTTGCCGGAATTTCGCCAGGTCGGCAATGCGCAACAATTGTTGGCAAAATTACTTTGTGTTTATGCGGTACGACCAAAAGATTCATCCTTTTTATTTACCCAACGCATTAATGGTGGAATGATTGCGGCGATTGCGCCTTTTGCAAAGTCTCGTGGGTCGGTTGTTCCTGTTGAGTACACCGCGACAAGTGCGCCAATCAATGAGCGTGTATAACTTGCCAACATTGCTTTATCTTTAGCCTTCATGGTGGTCATCCTTTGATTTGTTTTTTAGTCCGTTGGATGCAAGCAAGCCTATTAGGCCGCCGCTAAGTGTCATAAGCATTGGGTTAAGCACTGAAAACGCTTCGGCATCGTTGGGGGCTTGTTCTAATGGTTGGGTTACAAATAACAGGCCGTAAAGCAATGTAAAGATTGACCCAACAAAAGAAAATGTTAAGCCAATTCCCACAACCAAAACTAGGCGGGCTTTAATTTCATCGTTTGTGTATCTAGCCACAACGCCCAGTTCCAATTTGAATATCACTATTCATCGTTACCGCTTTAGAACCTGCACGCTGGCAGTTGACGCGTTCACGGTCAGAACATCCCGCACATCCCCACAAAACGACTGCGATTAGCGCGCCGTAGCCGATTAGGTAACGCCATCGCATTATTCGCCAATTGGCTGATATTCAACTTGACGCTGTATGAAATCTTTATATTCTGCGGTTGTCATTGGGCGCACAATGTCATCAACTTGGATATGTACTTCGTCACGGGGATACATTGCAATTGCTTCTTCGTAAGTCATGTCAAGTCCTAACTGTTTACATATCCGTATATGCGAATTGTGCCGCCAGTAAGCGTTCCAGCACTACAAATAATTGTAAAACCTGTGTATTGAGTTGTGTTGTTTACAAAAGAATTGCTGGCTCCCGCAATGCCACTAGTTGTCATTCTAATAAATTGTCCGTTCATCACAGTTTTTTTCGCTAAATTTGGACCAATAACATCAAAATTGGAAGTTATGTTTCCTGTGTCAGCGCTGCCGCAATACAGCCAGTTTGCTTGGTTTGCTGAACCAACAAAAGATTGCGTGTTTGCATAACTTACATACCCCAAAGAATTGTAATATCCAGTAGTTGTTGAACCTAATTGAAAAGCCAAGTCAATGTCGGTTGAACCAACACCGCCTGTTATTACAATTTTGTAGGCGTCAAAAGTGCTTGAAAATGCACCAGTTACTGCAACGCTTGCAACGGTTGTGCCGATAGTTTGCGTTTTTACTAATTGCAAGCCACCTGAAGCAAAATTGTTGTTTAACGATGCTGCGGTCAATACCTCGCCTGCAGTATATGTAGTAATTGCCATAGTGACTCCTATCCTAAGACATTCAAGGCATCTAGTGTGCCATATGTTGCGTCATCTAAAATTAGTTCGTAAACAATAGTTGTTGGGGCGGTGCTAATTAGCACTCTATGGCCCGAACTGATGTCCAAATAGTGTTCAATACCTTCCACAGATAGTTCCTGGGCTAGTTGGGTTGTCCCAGTACCGCTAGGAAAAGTCTTTTCAATGGCGATGGTGTCACCAATGTCAATGATGGCCACGGTGTCCCGTTGGGCGGTAGTTAAAGCCATGAACGCGGTTTCCACGGAAGTAAATCGGGCTTCAGGGTCACCGTTTAAAAGATAACTGGCGGCCGTGTCAATGGATGTTTGCTCATGTAACAGGCTGTTTGTGATACTTGAAGTTTGAATGAAATAAGTCGCAATGGATGTTGCATCGGTTGCAGTTGCGGTGTTGTTATTTAACCCAGTTACAACACTTCGGTTTACTACCGCATCGGCTTCAAACGAGATACCTAAACCGTAATAGGGAATTTCTGTTCCGTCATCATGGAAGTCGGCAACAGGATTTGAAAGCGTTTGGCCAATACGGTTTTGAAATGTGAACACACCATCACGCGCCATAAAGACGCGCCCAAATTCTGCCGTATCGTTTATTTGGGAAACATACGACAACACATTTGTTCCCGCTGGCACATCATATGAAGCGTCATGTCCCAGGTTTACTGTTCCTGTGGCAATATCACGGCTCACGCCAGTTGGGAAATCTACTTCGGGCAGGCTTAAAACGGTATTGATTCGCGCACCCGATAGTTCCGCTGATGGGTTGAGTGCGTTCATATATGTTTGCGAAAGCAAATAGAACTGGTCAGCGCAATACACCGTGACGGTATCTAAACCGCCTAACGCGAAGTTGTAATCATAATTAACGACATATCCACGGAACAAGTATTCAGGATTATCGGCGTTGTCGTAACGAATAAAACGCACTTCGCGCATTGGTGCAAGCCCTGGCACATTTGCGTTGACATCATAAAATGGCGAATTTTGATCAAACGGATTAAAAATTCCCGACACATCAAGAATTTCAAAAGCCATCGTTCCAGCACTAAATGTGTCACCAATATCGCGGCGTCCGCGTTTAACACTTACTGATTGTGTTGATTCCAAAACTGATGCAAATTGGGTGTTACCAGTTAAAACAAATTGAGTGTTATCTAACACCCCGCTAGTTGCGTTATCTAAAGTAAAACCGTTGACAAGAAAACCAGCGTCAATTTGCAAGTCATAATTGCCCGCATTAACAACTGGGAAACCAGCCATTAGGCAATGTTCAGGGCAAGCGGCCCTGCACTCCGCGAATAAGCGCGCAACGCGTTAACTATTGACTGGCCAATTTCCGCACTAGTTGAAAGCCCGCCAGTCACATTAATGTTGACATCGCCACCGCCACTGTTAAGCCTAGATAATGGAATTACGGCCTCAGGGCCAGCCTCGCCAATAATCCCGAGTGTCGCACGATTTACGATTCCACCTTCAGCAAACTTTGGAACGCCTTTAAAACCTGCCGCTGGTTTTATCATTGTTGGCGTCACAATGTTTGATGTAATCGGCGAAGTTGATGCCCCAATAGTTGTAACAATTTTGTTAACTACTTCATTAACTTGAACATCAATGTCAACGGTGCGTTTCATTTTTGCGGCTATAGCATCCATTTTTGCCATTAATTTTGGCGTCATTGCATCTAATGCAGTAGTAATACCAGTAACCATTTTTTGCGCTGTGTCAACACCGCTTTGATACCATTTTCCTGCCGCGTTTAAACCAACTTTGTCAGCCGCCGCATTTGCCGAATCAACTAACGCGTTTGTTTCAGTGATTGCCGTTTCACCGCCAGCAATTAACTGGTCAGCGATAGCCGCGCCTGCTATTGCACCTGATGCCAACACCTGTTGCAACGCTGTTTTAGATAAACCTTTATCCAACAATGCTTGCACTTTTTTGCTGTAATCAATAATCCCGGCAACTTGGTTACGCAAACCGTCAACAAAACCTGCGCCTGTTTCTGTTCCTGCGTCTTGTGCATCTGCAAAACTAAACGCCTGTTTAATTCCGTCAGAAATTGTGTTTGCAAAATCGGCAAATACTTTTTTAGCATCATCTAACGCGTTTTTAGCATCATCTAATGCAGAACCTAATTTTTCTTTTAATGCTTTAGCAAAACTTTCAACTTCTTTAGCCGCGCCTTTGTTCCCATTTCCTAAATCATTAAATGCTTTTGTTCGTTTTGCCAGTTCATCAGGTGCTAATTGTGGGCCTACAAATGCGCCACTTAAATTGTTTGTAGAATTTTTTAATGCATCGGCTTCAGCGCGAACGCCTTTCATTGACTTTTGATAGGCAATAAATGCGGCCGTTCCTGCGGCGACTGCAAGGATTCCGATTCCTGTTGCCACCTGAACAGCGGTAAATGATGCGGCTAGCGCGTAGTTGACCGCTGCGGTAATGATGCTGATGCCTTTCCAGGCTGTCATTGCAATGTTGGCTGTAACAATTGCGCCTGCAAGAATTGCCAAAGTTGTGGCCATTGCCGCTATCAATCCGCTATTTCGTTCTGCGGCTAAACCAAAGTTCACAAGAACTGGGAGCACCTTTTCAAGAATTGGCAAAAATGCTTGACCAATTTTTGTTGTTGCATCTTTGATTGTGGCCGTCAAAATCTTTTGCTGGTTGGCGGCTGAATCAATTGTGTTATTAAAGTCGCCTTGCTGGTCTGTTGTTTGCTTTAAAATTAAACTGTGCGTGGCAAGCACTTTTGCCTGTTGGTTCAGGTCGCCAGTTCCTTTATATAATCCCATTGACATCGCTTCGGCTTTAACTGCCGCGTCATTGATTAAAACATTAAACCTTCTGATTGGTTCGCTTTCGCCGCGTAGTGCCGCCCCTAGTGCGATAGCAACTTCGGCAGGGTTGGCGTTGTTAAATGATGCCATGTCGGCGGTCAGGGAAACCAGGTCAGTTGAGAAACGGGCTAGGTCGCTACCTGTTTTGCCTGCCATTTTCCCTAAGCCACCAAATGATGCGGCAAAATCTAAGGATTCCTGAGTTGCCATTCCTAACGACTTGCTGGCGGTGCTTGCAAATTTTTGAATCTCTTGGGATGCGTCACCAAAAATAACATTTGTTTTGTTAATTGTTTCGTTTAAATCGCTTGCCGATTGCGCGGCTTTATATCCGCCAATAGCAATTGCGCCAAGCGCGGCCGCGGCTGGCAGGGCCATTTTCTTTAATGCAAAGGCTGTTTTATCTGCCGAACTTGTCAGCGATTGAAATTCTTTAACGGCGCGGTCAACACCTTTAGCATTGAATTCCGAAATGATTGGAATTTTAATTGCCATCAAAAACCAAGTTTCTGTTTACATTTTGCATAACATCGCCAACCAATTCAACCACAGCGTTTTCCACTTCGCCTGCATTTGATTCATACGCTGGCCACATAGCGCGCGATGCGCTTCCATATCCTTTGTTCATTAGGTTTTGAACAAATTGTGACGAAGTATTAGTTCTGCCCGCAATGTCAAAGATTGAGCCCCACCCTGTTCGCTGTTGGATAACAAAAACAGCGACTTCCTCGCTTCGGCCTTTACGGGTGTTTATCTTTGCAATAACACCTTTTCTGACTAGACCGCCATCCCAACCACCTAAACGGGCATGCGGTCTAGCCATGTGTGAAAGCGGTGCATCTGATGGGAACTTGCTTTTTGCCTGGGCAACAACAGGCTTAACAATGTCTTTATATCGTGAAGTAAATTGACGGCGTAATTCAGGGTTAATTTTGTGCAACTCTTTTAAAGCCGATTGAACGCCAAAAACCTTTACTGAAGTTGTTACGCTCATCGCCGTTTTTCCTTTGCCTGCTCATTCATAACACTAATAACAGTTTGCAGGTCACGAGTGTCAAACTCTATATGCGGCGGCCACCACCCTATTGAAACTAGAAGTTCGGCTAGTTGCTTTCGGTAAGTGCCCCGCCCGTAAGGTTTGGGTTTGTCATGTCCACCGTTTCAATTTCCATGTCAGGGTGTGCTTCTAACCACAATTGCGGGGTTGCTTCTAATTTGTGATTGCTTCGCTTAAGAATGAAGTGTGCCCAAAAAACCATGTCCATAATGCCTATTCCGCGGCCGTCAGACACTTTGCGGTTTTCTTGCTTTTCCCATTCAGCGATGCACAACAAATTTGTTGTCACCGTAATTGGTTCATCGCCAGGGGATGGCGTGACCTGCATTTTTAGTTTCATTAACTTGCCTTTCGTGTCGGGCCGTTAGGCCGTAATTAACTTGCGGTGTATGTGCCACCTGTAAAGGTCAAATCTACGGTTGACAGTTCGCCCAACGCACCGTTTACTACTGGCATTGATTCCAAGTAGCAATTGGCAAGGGTGAAAGTTTTGGTGACTGCACCTTCGGTAACGGTTGCAACAACGGTGGTTGCAGTTCCTACAAGTGCTGCAAGTGTCGCATAGGTTTCGCTTGCGGCATATGACTGGAACAATGTCATTGTACATTCGTTGTTGTAAAGGCCGCCCGTGTACAAACGGGAAGTATCTTTCAGCGTACTTTTGTCCAATTGTTCACGGGAATTCGTGAACATAATGGCTGTCGCCTGGTCGCTCAAATCCACACTGTTTACAGTGAGGGTTGTGATGTTGGAAAGAAAAGTGGTAGTTGCCATAGCGTTTTACTCCTTAGGTGTTTTCTTTATAGTAGATGGTTTTTTGGGGGTGTCGGTGGATTCCTGAACGGCGATGAAACCACCATCCAAAAGAGCTGAAATGTTAATGCCTTCGGATGGTTCAAATTCGTCACCGATTTTGCCAACTTTTATTGACTGAATGATGTATTTCACAAACTGCTCGCTTCCATATTCACAATGACTTCATAACAAGGATACAACGCGCCGCCAATCTCAATGGATGTAGGGCGTCCCTCAGTAATGGCCACATTTGCGCCTAATAACTGGGCTGTCATATTCAGCAACTTGCGTTGGGCATCCAAGTTGAAAGGCCCAGGCACAATAAGTTGAATTGGGAAAGTCAATTGGATGCGCTTGTTTTTCATTAACGGGGTGCTAAATGTTGGGGCATTGATAAACGCGCACGCACCCTGAATGTTCCTAGGGTCAGTCACAACAGGGATTGCAGGGCTAATAGCGGTTAGCGCGGTAGCAAGGTTGTCTAACGCTTTGTTCAGTAGGTCGGTGTATGCAGTTGGCATTTATGCAACCTGTGGGCGTTGGATACCTAGCAACTGTTGCACCATTGCTGACAATGCAACTGGGGGTTGGCTTCCCATCTCATTAAAGGATGAGAAAGCATCCACTGAACCGCGTTGACGGTAAAGCGCGCCGCCGTACATGATTGTGCCCAACTTGACATCCTGCGATGGCACGGTGCTTAGTGAATCAAAATAGCCTGATTCCTGTCGCCTGCGATATGCAAACTGATTAGCCGCCGCCGCGCAAATTGTCAAAAAGGATTGGTCAGCTGCCGTAGCGGTTGCAACATAAAGCCAGTCTGAAATGTCGTTTGCCGTAATCCAAGTGCAAACTGGGGCGTAGGTGACTGTTCCTGTTGCCGCGTCACGGTCAACATTTGAGCCCGTGCACGCATACAACACCTGATTTGGTATTGCCGTGAACGGGTCAAAAGTTAAATCGCCTTCACTATCAGTGCCCGTGTACAGGTACTCAGGCAAATCCACAACAATGAAAGTGCCGTTAAATGGCACGCCTACTGATGCAACAGTGATTGACTGGCCGACTGCAATTTCCGATGGGGTCAGTAATTGCAGTACGGCGTAATTGTCAAGTAACTGTGAATGGGTGACAGTGTAAATAGCCATGAGCGGTAAGCCCGCTTCCGACTAAGCGACTGTGATTGCTTGGATGAACTGGCTTCCTGCAACCGCTGTTGGGTTCTGTGCATCCTGTGCGAAGGTTGCAAAGTAGCCGTAGTAAGAGAATGTGCGAGCCAACAGGTCAGGCACTTCAACTGAGCGCATTCCCTGTTGTGCTTCGTACAGTTCAATTGCTGGGCCGTGAACAACAAGCATAGTGTTTGAAGCAAGGTTTCCGTCAACAACAAGTTCCAAGCCAAGCGGGTTCATTCCCGACCATGAAGTTGCATTGCCAGCGCCAAGCGTGTTTTGACCGATAAGGCCAGGTGCACCAATTGCTGGGAACAATGGTCGCTTGCTGTTATCCAACTGTGCGCCAAGTTTTGCCCATACGTTCGGTGAAACAACCATGTGGGTTGGAAACAAGTTTGTTGAAGTTGAAATGTTTTCTGCACAACCGTAGATTGCGGTCATTAATGAGCTTGCATCGCCAGCGGTAACAGTCCAGGTGAAACCTGATGCTTGTTTCTGTGCAACTAGGTAATCGGCTGCAATGTTGTCGGTTTGCTTCAAGTACTGGCCAGCAAGGTCATTCAAAATAATGTTCATTGCCGCTGGGTCTGTGAAGTCCATTGTTTGTTGTGCAATTTGGATGCTTCCAGCAACGGTTTGACGGGTTACCGTGTTAGCGGCCAAAACCATTGTCTGCGAACTAACTGCCGTTCCCTGTGTGCTTTGTACACCTGACGAAGTTGGCGTTGTGATGCTTGGGCGAGTAAACGAAATTCCTGAACCCTGTGGCATTGCACGCGTACCAAAAGCATTAACTACGGGACGATATTGCAAGTTCACATTTTGAAACAACGGTCCCAACACGGGAACTGGCAAAAGGCCAGGGGTGTCTGAGGTCAAGTCTTGCGAAACGGCTTCAATTGCTGACTGATTTTTTCGCGCGGCATCGTGGAATGCGGCGTTTACTTTTCGGAATGTGTCTCCACCAATATGCATTGCGGCAAGATATTCTCCCGCTGATGGCATACGGAATTCGCGCTTTGATTCAGCAAAAACAACTGGGGAAGTTGGGATTGCGGCTTCAACTGGGGTTGCTTCGTTCATGGTTTTTGTCTCCTGTTGTAGAACTTCTATTTGAATAATATCTGTTTCATTGTCATCGTGTGGGATGGTTTCTGTTTCTGTCTCGGGTTCGGATGCCATGACATCTGTTATGACTGCACCTGAGAATGCTGGGCGGCCAGTGACTAGCGATAATTCCAGCCAATCGGCTTCCTGCACAAGCATTGTGCCATCCTTTTGCATCTTGAATTTTATGGGATTCACACCTACTGAGACTGAATCAATGACTTTATCCAGGGCAAGTGTCAATGCTGTTTCGCCTTGTGGTGTCTTGGAAATGCGAGCGGAAAACATCATTCCTTCAGGGGTGTCAACTCTTTCTGTAACAATTCCAACGGCCTGCTCACTGTCGTGGTTCAAATACAGTTTTGGTGCTTTGCCATCAGTTGGCAAACTGCCTTCCTCAAAAATGACTTTTGTTCCATCGCTGACAGTTGCGGCGACACCGTAGGGAACGGCGACACCTGAAACGGTGCGACTTTGTACGCCTTCAATTGCGCTTGCGTCCAGTGTTAAATCGGTTGAAATTAGTTTTAGCATGATTCTGTTTTACTCCATATTTCGGTTCATTGTTGGCATTGTGTCAGACGTTTCGGAATAGTCGCCTTCCTCTATGCCGTCAACGATTTCGGCTAGGTATTCGTCAATATCAAATTTGACGCAAGTTCCGTGAGGAAGTACAGAATTCATGCTCATGGTTTGTTCAATAACTGACATGTATGAACGGGCGGCGAAAACATACAAGTCCTGGCGTGCGCCTTGGTTTGATTGGTATGAGTAACTGCCAACGCTGTTTCCGTTTAAGAAAAACGGGATATTGCACATGCGGGCCGCTTCCTTAGATTGGAATTCGGCGGCTTCGGATAGCAACATTTTTGATGCGTCAACATCGGTTGGTTGCCATTCAACAAATTGGTTGATTGCGGCAATTTGATTGGATTTTCTTGCTTGCTCAAATGATTGTGCAAGTTCGGAAAGTTCCTGACCTGATAGCGGTTCGCCTGAGGTTTGACGCAATACGCCAGCGGGTAGGGCTGAACTGGAATTGCGTAGGCGTGCATCCTCTAGTGCAAGTGAGGTTGCAATTACTTGTGGTGATTGAAAAATAATTCCTTGGTTTGCACCAATGATTTGGATTACATCTTCGGTAGGGATTTGTGCACCTTGGAAATAGATTTGGTCAGATTTACCGAAAGCAAACACTGGGCCTGTCATGTCAAGCGTGTTGACCATTGCGGCAGGTAAACGGGTGAACGATGCAGGCATGCCATCGCTAGTTCTGCTTGAACACCACAAAAAGCACCTACCGAAGAAAAATAAATCATCAAAAACCCATGACCAAAAAGTTGCATAGGTAAGTTGTGGGTCAGGTTGCGAAAGCCAGGAACGCGGCGCAATGGGTTCTTCAATCATTTCGCCTTCAGTTTCATCCCAGCGTTTGCGATACATTTTCATTGGGGTGTTGCCAACTACTGACGCAATAAGGTCACGCGCACGGTTAATTGTTGGTACGCGCATTGCGCGGTTGCGCATATCGCCTTGGATATACGAATAGTATTCACCGATTGATTGCTCACCTGAGCCGTTGCCTTGGTAATAAGTTCCACCCGCGGCCGCCGTAATAGGCGCGGTGTCTTGCGGTGAAATTGCCGCCTTAGTTACCTTTGTTTTAAAAATCGCCATGTTTTAGTGTCCCATATTTATCGGTTTTTTGGTGGCATTGGGCCGAGGACTATCCAATCCCGACAAAAGGTAAGAAACGACCCAACGCCAATATGCACATTAGCGACTACTAAACGCAATCATGGGTTTCCCAACGATGGTTGGGCGGCTTGCCATTGCGGCAGTCCAAACCATGCAACGGGCCAAAGATATTTCGCCTGGGCTTCGTGCCGATGACAAAGCAATTGAGGATTCCGCTTTTACGGCCACGGCGCGTTGGACATGTTCACTTAATTGTTTTGAACCATCGTGAACTAACATTCCTTCAAAAATCATGTTTTTTACGCCAGCGGTGTATCGCACAATTTCGCCATAGCCGACTGTTTCGGTTCGCGCGTCATATTGGGTTGGCCAATGGATTTCAATACTTGGCGAAATAAGAAACTTGACATTTGTGGCAGCAACTTTTGCTACTTCGGCCAGCATTTCATTGTAAGAATCTGCAACAAAACCAACGGTTATTGCAACACGCTTGTCAGATAGCTGCACTGCACGCACCCCAAAATAGCGGGAATCGTCTAATGAAACTTCAATGCCTAAATAGCCGCCATCAGGGATGGTTTCTTTGTATTCCAATTGCGGCCATATGCCTGGCGGTATCCAACCCTGGTCACTGGCCACCCAAAGGTTGCATGATGCGCGCAAGAATTCGGCGCGGTTTGGGTTCGTGGATTCGCTTCGCAAAGTGTCCATTGAAATTGTGTAACCCAAACTGGGGTTTCCATGCGCCCAAGTGCTTTCTAGGTTTACATCTAACGATGGGTCAGGCGACCATTCGGCCATGTAAAAGGTTGAGGTTTCGCCTTTGTCAATTGCGCGCAAACCCTGTTCCCGCCATCTTTTGAAAACAAGGCTGGATTCTGTTCCCGCTGTACTCCACATGGAAAGCAACGGTGAACGCCTGGCGCGTTGTGACGGAATTAAACCGCCGTCAATAGCGTCACCAATATCCCAAATTTCGTCTGCCACGATTAGGTCATTACTTGTGCCGTGACCGCATTTGTGTTTAGCTTCTCGCC